CTCTTCTGCGTGTCGCCGAGCTGGAGGGCCAGGGACTTCACCGCCGGGGACATCCCGGCGAACGCGGCCTTCTCGGCTTTCAGCGCGGCGACCCGCTGCGCGGAGGTGGTGGCCGAGGCGTACCTGGCCTGCGCGGCGGCGTACGCGGTGGCACCCTTGGACGCCTCGGTGAATACCGTCTTGGCGACGGCCCCGAACACGCCGAGCCCGGCCCCGGCCGCCGCGAACCCGGCGGCCAGGCCCCCGACGGCGACGACCACCCCGGCCATGGCGGGCTCGAGGACGCCGGTGGCCAGGTTGATCCCGGCGAGGACCCGCTGGAAGGTCGTGGATTTGCTGCTGGCGGCGGTGGCGGCGGCGCCGAACCCGGTAATCTCCCCGGCCAGGCCGGCTATGCCGCCCCGGGCGTCCTGCGCCGCGGCGGACTGGCGTTTCATCGCGGCGTTGTTCCGGTCGACGGCCTGGTTCGCCTTCTCGACCTGCTTAGCGAAGGACGCGAACGCCGGGCCGCCCCGGTCGTCACCCAATATAACAAAGCGGAGTATGTTCGCCACTAAGCGTCATCCTCCGTGGTCTAGACGGCAGCTATCGCCGTTGCGCTTGCTGGCGTTACATGGCACGCAGAGCGTCTGGTATCCGGGCGGGAATCCCTGTTTGACCAGCCAGATAGTGAAGAGAGTGCCGCCAATGCGCGGATCTCCGAACAGCTCCTTGCGGTGCGCTCCGCCGTCTCCGTTAATGTGGTCGATCGCGAGTTTCTCTGTAGCTCCGCAGCATGCGCAGGATGTGCCGTAGTGAGCCAGCACGCGCGCCCGTTGGTCCGCGTAATAGCGCCGCATCTGTTTTAGCTGCTGCTCACGGTGCGCCTCGTGATACTGCTGCATCTGGGCTAGCAGCCGCTCGCGGTTCTCCTCATAATGCCGCCTTCCGCGCTTCGCCTTGCAGTCTTTGCACTCAGGACAGAACCCGTCACGCGATGCGCGGCGAATGTTGAACTCGCTTACTGGCTTCACCTGGTCGCACTGCGTGCAGTGCTTCGTGGCAGACTCGGGCACAGCCGGAACCTCGTTTCCGGTCAGGCCCCGGATCACGGTGTTGTCGCACCGCCGGGGCCGCTTGCTTTCGTGTTCTAATTCTATGCCCCGAGATGCTTCTCGGTCTCGGCGATGGCCTTGAGGGCGGCGGTGCGGAACTCGCGGGCATTATCAGTGATGGGCCGCTCGAACCATCCCGGCTTGCCTTCCTGGTGCACCCACGTCCACGCGCCCTGCTTCACCAGCGGCTTCAGGTGTTCCTTCAGGTGGCGGTACTTGCGGGCCCTGGACCGCCGCAGCGTGAACCGCGGGCCCCGCGCGTATACCGGGTGGTTCCACCCCTTGTCGCTGTCAATGTGGTGCGGCAGGGTTGTCTTGCCGGGCGGCATCTTGCTGCCGAGGGAGTCGATGTTCACCCGGACCCCGGCGCTGCTGAACGACGTGCGCAGCACGACGGTCTTGGCGACTTCCTCCCGCAGCTGCCCGGCGTGGTGTGACGGCATCGTGAGGATGGAGTTCTTCACTTCCTCCACGACCGGCTTCGCGGCGTCGCGGAACTTCTTCCGCAGTTCCCGCTTGAGTTTCGGGTCGGCCTCTTTGAGCCGGGCGGCGAGGAGTTTCATGTCGAGCACGCCGGAACCGGTGACCTCCGCCTCGGCCATCACCGCCGCCCCTTCTCGCGTTTCTCAGCCTCGGCCTGCTCGGCCGCCTCGAGGTCGTACAGGGCCTGCCACTCCGTCAGCTCCGAAGACGTGATCCGGTCGAGGAGCTCGCCGACCGTCGTGCCGAGGTCGCGGGCTAGGCGGAAGAGGAACCGGCGTCCTGGCCGGCCCCGGAGTTTCCCGACGCCGCCTCCAGGTCCTTCTCATCCAGGCCGGACAGCCGGGACGCCACCTCGAACACCCGGTCCAGCGCCGCGGCGGACAGCTCGCCCAGCGCGGCCACGTCCTGCTGGGTGAAGACCGGCTCCCCGTCGGCGCCGACGACGCTGCGGGCGACGAGCTTGGCCCGCATGTTCGCCACGTCCGGGACCATCTGCTTGCCGCGCTGGACGGCGAGGGACGCCTCCCATTCATCACGCTCACGTCCTCGCAGCTCCCGCACGAGCACGACGCCGCCCCATTCCGGGACGTCGGTCTCTTTGGTCTTCAGGGTGGCGGCGGCGAGGATCGCGTCCCTGGTGAGATAGGACCCCATCAGGGGATAACCACGTTCAGGGCCGGGATTTTGGTGATAGCGAACTCGATGTTGATCTGCTGCGGGTTCTCCATGTTCCCGTCGATCGACTCCGTAGTGACCTTTGCAGGAAATACGTCCATGCGCTGGCCGGTGACGTCGCCTTCCCAGAGGAACACGGCGAAACCCGCGGTGTCGCGCGGCAGGACCGTCCGCACGTCGCTGGACGTCGACGAGGCGTAGAACACCAGGCTGGAGTTGTCGGCGGTGATCCGGCCGGGGATCTTCGCGGTGAATCTCGTGGACAGGTCGGGCGTGTCGGCCGTGCCGGACGCCACGGTGAACCCGTTGATCGCGGCGATCTCGGCGGTCAGGTCGATCCCGGCGTTCAGCTCGCCCCGGGTCGGTGACAGGTAGTTCGCGATGGTGGTGATCCAGTAGATTTTCCGGGTGCCCGGCGGAACGTACCTTACGGTCGCGGTCAGCGGCGACGGAGGCATCTACTTCTCCTCTGGTTCGGTCTTGGCCTGTGCCGCCTTCGCGGCCTGCTTCCTGGTCACCGGTTCCGGCTCGGGCGCTGGTTCCGGTTCGAGCGCTGCCGCCTCGTCGCCGGCGAGGAGCCGCCAGCCGCCCTGGTAGTGCTGGTACAGGGATGACCGGTGCACCTCGGCGATGCCGCCCGTCTCCGGGTGGACGATCTGCACCCACTCGCTCATGACCGCTCCCCCTTTACGCGCTGATGGAGACGACGGCGGCGGAGACCGTGCCCGCCGCGACGTTGAACGTGGCCAGCCCCGTGACCGGGTCGGCGTACACCGACGCCACCAGCGGGATGAAGCTGACGGCGCCGGAGGTGGCGGGCAGGGTGAACCTGCGGGCCGGTCCCGCCGCGCCGCCCGGGGTGGTGACGGCCAGGCCGTCCACGCTGACGTTGCTGGCGACGAGCACGTCGATATTGCAGGTGGCGGCGGCGCCGTTGACCAGCATCAGCGCCAGCCCGGACCCGCACGGTGCCGTGTTGTTGCTGGTGCCGCCCAGCGCGGCCGTCAGCGTGGGCGTCACCCCGGCGTGCGGGACGACCTGTACCGTAAGAGCCGCCATTCGTTTACCCTCCGGTTATGAGATTCATTGCCAGTACGGCCGCCGCCGCGCTTCTTGTCCTGCTGCTGGCCGGATGCGGCGGCCATCACCCGCCGGAAGCGGCGTGCAAGGCCGCGATGAAACAGCAGTACGCCACCGCCCTGGCCACCGGCCGGCAGGGACACGAGCCCGCCGCGTGCAAGGGGCTGTCCAGCGCGGTGCTGCAGAAACTGGCCGGGGAGGTGCTCAGCGGCCGGTGATCCGCACCGAGGCATTCTGCGGAGGACGGCTCGTCAAGGAGATCAGCCAGATCGACGTGATGAGCGCCCAGACCATGGCACCCACCTGGATTGACGGCCGCCACCGCTGGCTGCTGGATGGCCGGGAAATCACCGAAGCCGAAGCTGAGGCGCTTATCGCGGCGCAGTTACCGGCCGGTGTACGCGTCGATGTTGACGGGGAACACGACGCGGGCCCTGGCGCCGTTCGCGGTCTGCTGCTGCTGCAGCGACCCGATCCCCAGCGACGCCCGCAGCACGGCTTTGCCCAGGGTGTGGTCTACGGCGATGGCCGCCCCGCACGCCGCGTGGATCTGGTACGCGCGGGCCCGGGCGGCGGTGATGTCGCTGCCGGGGTCGATGACCTCGATGGTGCACAGGACGGCGTACCGCTCCCGGTCCGGCAGCACGGCCATGCCCTCGGGGGACGCGGTGCCGGTGACCACGTCCTCGTTCTGGTCGCCGGTGTAGCCGACGGCGACCGCTTCGAGGCCGGATTCGGCGATGAGCTCCGGGCCGTCCCGGACCGGGACCCCGGCCAGGCCCAGCGCCGTCGAGGTGCGGAACGCGGTGACCAGGGCGGCGATCACGGCCGGGACCGACGAGGCGTACGTCATCCGCCCACCCGCCGGAGCCACCCGCCGGGGTGGTTCGTCGGGTCCGGCTCCGGGTCCTGCGTGAACTCGGGGTGGCCGGGCAGCCACTTCTCCAGCGCCTGCCGGGGATTGTCCGGGTACTGCGGCAGGTACCCTATCAGCGTGTCCTGCACGATCAGGTAGTCCGCCAGCGGCGCGTACACGTCGAGCTCGGCGAGGACCTGGGCGGACGTGTGGTCGGTGTCGAGCAGCACGACGCCCCGCGCGCCGTCCGCGAGGAAGATGACCTGGGCCACTATGTCGGGGCTGGCCGCGTCGCCCTTCAGTGGCAGGAGCCGGGGATGGATGTTATTGGCCAGGCCGCCGGCTGGCCGCGGGTCGCTATCGATAGTGATGACCTGACCCAGGCCGTAGCTGCCGAGCACGGAGGCCAGCCATAGCGCGGTGCCGCCGTCGGCCGTGCCGCATTCCAGCACCCACGGCGGTCTCAGTTCGTTCAGCACCTCGGCATATCTGAACATGTCAGACGGGAACTGCTGACACGGGACGCCGCGCCAGTACAGCGGCCGCATCCGCTCCCAGGCGTCTACGGAACGCGCGATGCCAGCCTGGTCCACTACTTGGCCGGGGCCTTCGCAGGGGCCTTCGCGGGTTCGGCCGGCACCTTCGCGGGCTCGTCGGGCGCGTCGGTGATGACCTCGCGCACGGTCACGCCGTCGGGCAGCTCAGCGCCCGGCTCGAACAGCTCGCCCGCGGCGACCACCACCTCGTTGCCGTTCACGACCGGCTGGGTCGCCTCGAGCATGATCTTCCTGGCCATCAGCGCGCCGCCTCCTCGTATGCCGCCTGCCATTTTTCCCAGTTACCCTGCATGGTGTACCGGGCGGCCACCTTCTTCGCCGCGGCGCCCATCTCCTCGCGGGCCGCCTCGTCGTGGATCAGCTCGGTCAGCCGCTTCGTCCACTCCTCGCCGGTGCGGACCAGGTACCCGGTCTCCCCGTCCTTCACGAAGTCGCGGTACGGCTCTGAGTCCTGGGCGATCACCGGGATCCCGCGGGCCGCCGCC